TTCTGCTCTAAAAATTAAATCTTTTTCTTTTTGATCTCTTTCTTGTTCTGTTGCAACAGCAGCTTTTGCGTTTTCTTCATTAATCAATCTTGATTGTAAAGAAGCTAATTCAGTATCTGCAAAGTCTTTGATTTCATAGAATATATTTCGTGCTTCGGTATAATCACCATCTGCATCTTTTACAAATTTAACACTTTCAGCAGTAAGAATTTGTTGTGCAATGTTTTGCAAAGGCACAGGCAATTTATCTAAGCCAACACCGTTTGCTTCAAGCACTGTTCTAAAATCATTTATGTTAGAGGCTTTTAGTTCTTCGCTGCCTTGTACTAAAGCTGCTACCCTTGATATAACACCGCTTGTTCTAGCCTTAAATATTTCTGTTCTGTAGGAATTAGACATTGCTCTAGTCATTCCACTTGGATCAGAAATTGCTAAGTCTTGTATTCTTTGCAACAGTCTAAGTTCACCTGCTTTAGCGTCAGTAACAGCTTTAGGATCATCCGATGCCCATAGTGTAGCTATGTCGGATACGCTTTCAGTAAAGTGACTATCAAAGTCTGTTAAAATATTTGCTCTTACAGTTTTTGCCTGTTGCTCCATAAAATTAATTTTATTAGAAGCAAGCAAAGAAGCCCCAACAGCAGACACAACCTGTTTAAAATTAGGGTCAACATGTTCTATAGATGAATCAATAAACTGAGCAAATGAATCAGAAAATAATGTTACTCCATTCGGATCATCTTTGTGTGTTATATAAAGTTCTTTAGCCTTGAGCTTAAAATCTGTTTCTATTTGACTAACGTATCTTGATTCAATTGCTCTTTTGTAAGCCTTTTGAGCAACAGTCCCAAACGATGCTGGGGCTGCTAGGTTAGTCATCATTTCTATTTCATTTGTTTCAGGGTTAATAGAACGTAAGGAACCTATTTCTTTAGACCGCGCTAAATCTTCACCAGCCTCAATAGCGTTAGCTTTTGCATTAGCAAAAGAGTTTTGAATCATCTGGTCTGCAATCTTATTGACGCTGCGGAACACAGCACCAGAACCAGTGTTTGCTCTAACCACGCCAATAGGAGAAGCGAAGGTTGTTCTTTGTTGTTTGATTACAGCCAACTTAATCTCCTATGTTTTAGTTTGTTGGTTCTGATAAAAGCCACTAGCAATAGCACTACCAGCACCAAGATACCCAGCCAGCATTGCGTTTCTACCTCTAGCCCTAGCCATGTCAGCTTCTTGTAGCTGCTGTGATGCTTTCATAAATCCAGTAGATGATATTTGAGCAGCATCTTTAGTAGCTATTTCTTCTTGTGCCGACATAAAATTTTTCAAAGACCTATCAGATGGATCACGATTAAGAAAAGCAAAGAAAGCTAGGTTGTGGCTTTGTGCCTTTTGGAAATCACGCAACCTTGCATTAGACTTTTGAAATGCCTCAATTTTAGTTTGCCTAGCGTTAAGCTGCATTTGGTATCTATCGTATGCAGCTTCATTAGCTTTGGCTTGCCCTTCTGCTATAGAAGAAGCTACTGATAAAAATGTGCCTATTCCTTGAAACATTAAAACGCTACCTCTGCTATTAAACCATTAATCTGTAATGATAATGGGGATATTTGTGTGATTTTAACTGTTGGATCAGTGCTGTACCCAAGCAATCTAAACTCTTCTTTGCCAGTAACAGCCACTCTATCTGTACTAAAATTACTATTTACCTGCCTAATAACAAGTGCAGTTCCATTGACAGATACAGAAAGTGTAGAGTTTAAGTCTAATATTACCCTGTTAATCGCTCTAGGTTGCCCTGTGAGTGGCCCTCCGACCACTTGGGCATCAACAGGTAGTGTTTCAGCCTCTACGTTGAATGAGTAGCCAATCTCAGCAGATGTTATTTCTTCGACTGCTGAGACATCTACATTGCCACCAGCCACTGTAAACGAGCCAAGATAGTCTGTGCCACTAACTACATCTACTACGGCACCATTTGCAAAGTGACTAGATACAGCAAACACACCAGCAGTTCCTGTGAATTTATCTGAAAAATCTAAATTGTATTCGCTGTCCATTTCAGAAAGAATAAACTTTTGAGAGCCGCCACCTTTATCATGTTGTGTTACAAAAAACACCCGATCATCAATTACGCACACAGAATGAAACTTGCCTTGTGTTGTAAACTCTGACCACCCAGCACGCTCTTCTGATCTGTTAGAAGTAAAGATAGCTATCTTACCATTCCTATTTATAAGGAACGCATAAGATTCCGGTCTATTTATTGCGCCAGTAAGAACGCCCATCTGTACTGGATCAGTAATTAAATGAGGCGAAAGTGTACTTATTCCTGTAGAAACATAAGCACCTTCATTATCTGAAAAAATGTATTCTCTAACAACAGACCCTGTTTTCTGAATAAACAAAGTTGCACCATCAAAAGGTTGAGGCCTTACAGAGCTAGACCCATAAGGAGTTTGTCTTTTAATTTGTGCATTAGTAGGTGTAATTGGTTTATCTGTAAACGCAGGTATATAAAATTCGTTAGTGCTACTAAACAATTGCAAGTCACGATTTGATACTATGTGACGTATAGTATTTATTTCACCAATGCTTGCCGTTAAATCAAGAGCATCATTGTCATCGCCATCACCTACATCAAAGTTAAAGTATGATGCAGACTGACTAGCCCATATTCCATCTGGTTGAGATATTGTTCCAGCAAACCACAATCTGTTTTCATGGAACGCTACAGCAGCAGGAAATCCTCTTAAAGCACTGTAAGACTGTTCTTCCCATTCAGTTGTCGGCGCATGAGTTGTAACTTTAATACTACCGCCACCTACAGAAGTGTTGGCTGCGTTTTGACCGCATGTAACTACAAAAACATTTTCATCAATTACTTCTTGTATTGTTCTTGCACCATTTATATTAGCAGCACTTATACCACCAACAGCACCAGCATTACTTAATGTTATAGAATCATTTACCTTTAATCCATGAAGGGCAAATGTAACTTCAACGTCAGCAATACCTTCAGTAGTTTCTATAGCATCAGCAGCTAATCTTACAGTTAGATTACCTATAACATTTCCTGTGGCTGATGTGCTGGATGCTACAGCAGTAATTACTATTTCATTGCCTTGATAGCGAAGCCTTGTATTAACATGCCCTGATTCAAAGTATGCTGCGCTAGTTGTCAGTGTTATTCCATTACCGCTTGTAGCGGATGGGTCTAGTGTTACATCTTTAGCATGAAAAGAATAATATGGCTGGTTAATACCAAACTGATCTATCCTTGAATCAAAATTATAAGTAGTAACTTGAAATGTTGTTAAACCTGTTCTCTCTAATTGCCTCACCATAAAAGTCTGATGAGCAATAAACATAATGTCACCAGATTGAGCAAAGGTAAGTTCTTCTAATATATCATCTCCAAAAGGAAGAGCAGCAGAGCTAGTATCAGCAGTGATTGTTTGTATAAACGATACTGCACCAGTTGTAGGACTAATCTGGAATATTCTAATTTTAGCGTCTTCAAGTGATACTATATATCGCTCATCATCAGAAAATATAAATGGGACTAACCTATGTTGACGCTTAGTGTTGCCAGTAAAATTAACTACAGTTAATCTAGTTGTATCAGAGGATGTAACAGTAAGATTATCAGTAGAGTTGTAGCTGTCTCTTTTAACAGTAACAACAGCAGCAGCAGGATTAGTTACAGTAAACCCTGATACAGCGTTTAGCGCAGTAAAGATATTATCAGCAGTTGTATTATTGTCTTGATGTGCGCGAACAAAATGAGTGTTACCAGATGCGCTTGATGGGCTTGATGCACCCGCTGCTTCAAACTGAAGAGTTATTTCAGTGTCGCCTGTATTCAAAACAATAGTAGAGCCAACAGCAATATTAGCGTAATCACTAACTGTAATCGTGCATGTCACAGGGTCTACAGTTGTATCAAACTCATATACACGCTCAGTACCAAATCGTCTAAGTAAGCCGCCCTCATTACGCAAGAAAAAGTTTTCTACTTTTTTTGCAGCAGCGGTATATATTTTTGTATCAGTTCTTGATGTTAAGGATGGGCTTACTTCACCAAACTGAAAGTTTGCTAACGGAACACGGATTCTAGGCATTAACTAAGCCTTTCAGTACGAAACCTCGATGTCACAAGCTTTCTTGCGGTTTGTTGTTGGGAATCTAAACTACGAGCTTTTGCCATTGCATTAGATGCTTGTTGCTGCATTAGATTAGCAAGTGTTGCATCTCTAGCAATAGATGTTGCAAATACTACAGCTAACGAATATTCAACAGCTAAAGTAAAATAAGAAGGCCAAGTATCTTCAGTCGCTCTAAAAGAATAGTCTGCGATAATAACATCATTTGCTGATGTATCTGCAAATACCTTTGAGCCATATATTTGATATTCTATTTGTAATGTGCCTGATGTAATAGCATGAACCATTAAACAGTCATCAGGAAGTTGATAAGCGTTGGTATATCTACCAGTTGGCTTTGCAGTTAAAAGATTTAATACTGATTGATTAGTAGCAAATCGCCAACGAGAGTTGACTAAAGCAGCCCTTGCTACATCTTCATACATATTAACAGCCACTAATGCTTCAGTGCTTGACTCTCCAAAAGAAGTAATTGGATTCGCGCCAATAAGAATTAAAGCACGACTTGATATATCAATTGCTGAATCTGCGGTGGTGCTAACTGTCATATATGGTTAGGGGAGGTAAGTTGATACCTTGACCTCCCCTACTCCTTTAGTCTGAGTCTGTTTCAGCTATAGCCGTACCATCAGATACGTCTACAACAGAACCAGTATTGGAAAGCACACTAACAAAACTTGTTGTTGGTGTGTTTGTGTCAGCTACCATAATAACATCACGAACTGCAAGCATGTTCGCTGCGTCATTAAAATAACCAGCAGTGTTTACAGTAGCAATAGCATCGGCAGTGGAGTACCACCACAAGTTGCCATTTGATGCCCCTGCAAGACGAGTAAGACCAGATGCTGCATATGCCATTTCTAATCCCCTTTCTAGTTATTATCTAGCAGTTCGTAAACGCCGTTATCATCAATGACAGCAGAACCCATAGACATCATTGATGTCGCTAGGTGCGCTACCTTTTCAGGAACGTAGTTTAGCTCAGTTGAAACATCAGCAGTAATGCCAAGTCCTACAGCAGATGTATGGTAGCACATGTTCTTGCCACCAGTTACAGCAGATGTAGAGAAAATCTTGAAGCCAAGAAATTCTTTCATGGTCATTCCACCAGCGAATGGTAGATTTTGCTCACCAACAAAGTCTGAAGATGCAAACTCATTGATTGCAAACAAGTCAGCATATCCTGCTGGGTGCATTGCAATGTAGCGTCCACCATCTTCTGGAATGTTAGCAGAACCAAAAGTCTCAAAGACAGTCAGAAGATTTGCCTTAGTTACGGGTGCACCAGTTGCGCTAATCTGTGTTGAGTTAGCACCAGCGTCCATTGCTGTAATAAGGATTTCATCAGTCTTACGACCTAGAGCAGCAGCAGCAGA